AACATGAGTTGGGGTTATGCTTGGTTCTATACTGGCGATCCTAATCGTTCAGCTCTTAAATGTATTACAGCCGTCAACTATAGAGGCAAGCTAACTAGCTATGCCAGCAAACCGACTGCTACATTAAGAACAGCAGGTATGGTAGGTCCGGAACACGGATTCCGTGTGCCTAGCATTGATGCACAAGTAACTGATGGTGAGGCCGCAGGCATCATCTATTGTGCTGCCGCAGGTAACTATGGACATAAAGTAGATGTACCAGGCGGAGCTGACTACAACAACTATTACAAACTACCGTTTGAAAACATTGAACCAGCTAATACTCCTGTTTACTATCATAGAGGATCTAGTCCACGTGGTACAATACAAGTATCGTCAGCTGATGTAACTGTTGCCAAGACCGGCAATACTCTAAACGAACAGTTGGCTTATTATAGTGAACGTGGTCCTGGCTGTGATGTAGTTGCTCCTGGGACAAACATTGCTAGCTCAACTAGTCTACAAAGTAGCTTTGGTCCGTATGCATATCAGTTTGGTACACAAGCACAGACCAGCAGTAAGGCAGTCTCTATCAGCGGTACTAGTATGGCAACTCCACAGGTGACAGGTGTATGTGCTCTATACCTACAGCGCAATCCAACCAAGACACCTGCACAGGTTAAAGCATGGTTAATAGCCCAGAGCAAAACTAACCAAGTTAAGACTAGTGTTAAAACAGACGATTGGACTAATGCACAAGCATTATTAGGCGGGCCAAACCGTTACTTGTTCAATCCATATCGTGGCGGTTATACTGACCGATAAATAAGGGTATGTTTACATCATACCAACTACGTCAAGACTGGACACAGGACTTACCCAAGTACTGGTGCGACAACAGTCCCTTCAAAACCCACTTCATGAACTCAATGAGTGCTGTCTTTCCTAATGGTGAAAGATTCTTTATTGACTCTGTCAAAAACTATAGAGACACAATCACTGATCCTAAGTTGCTGGCAGAAGTAAATGAGTTTATCAAGCAAGAAGTCTGGCACGGACATGCTCATCAAAAATACAATGATTGGTTGGAACAACAGGGCTTGCCAGTTAAGCAAGCGGCACAGGCAAACTTTGATCGACTAGAGAAGGTCAAAAACAAATACGGTCCGAAAGGACAGTTAGCAGTTACAGTTGGACTAGAACATATAACTGCTATCACTAGCTCAGTGTCTCTACGCAATAGAACATTCTATAGAAGTATGCACAAACATTTTGAACAGATTTGGTTTTGGCATGCGGTAGAAGAAGTAGAACATAAAGCAGTCACTATGGATGTATGGCTCACCCTAAATGGTAATGAAAAGTCTTTACATCGTGCTCTGTTTATTGCTACAATACTATACTGGTACACATTACTATCAACAACTGTCAAGTTTTTATATGTGGACAAACAGTTATGGAAGTGGCGTAATATTAAAGATGCATGGGAGATATTGTTTGCCAAGGATACCGGCATGATCAGTGCAGGATATGGTCTTTGGAAAGATTTCTTCAAGCAGGGATTTCATCCAAATGATCACGACGACACAGTATTATTAAAATATAGAAAAAGTTAACATGTCAATAGAACAAAGAGTTATAGCAATACTAGAAGACGACCTACGCCTACAACCAGGTGCTGTTAAACCAGAGTTGTTCCTAGTAGATGATCTTGCAGTGTCTAGCCTTGACGTTGTTTATTCTCTAATGAGCCTAGAAGATGAGTTTAAGATTGTGTTTGATGAGAAAGCTCACGAAGGTATTAAGACTGTACAAGATGTCATTGACCTTGTGGCGAGTCTTGTTAAATAATCAATGCAGAGATTTAAAGTACTCACCTTACTAGACATTACAGAAACACAACAGCACAGAAAAGAAGCTGGGCGCGAGCTTGAATGGCAACAGCAACAAAACTTTCAGATGTTGTTGCAGGTAATAGGTCTACGTGTAAACCCCTTGTATAGAACGGGCCCAACAGTTGAAGAAGTCAACCTAAAAGACTATCAGTTTGGCAGTGAATACAAGGGTAAACATCTAGTATGGGATTTTACCTTTGAAATAGAGTACGATGGTGGCTTTACAGACGCACTAGGACGTGAAGAAGGCCTGCTAGTAGACCTACTGCACTTTGTACCCATGATTACAGGGCTTACAGAAACCGCAGATCTGGCTATCCCCATGTTTGACACACAAGCCGGTCAGTACCGAAACACCATAGTTTACCTGGACTGACATAAATACTACTGTAAGGCACACTTAGGCAATCAATCATACAATAGGCACATGACTCGGAGCGAGTCCCTGACTTATAACATTGGAGACGCCTAAAAATGGCCACGAAAGAAGCAGTAGCACAACTAGCAACACTACCTGAGCGAGTAAGTGTACTAGAAACAAAAGTTGAAAACGTTAACGAAAAGCTAGTTGACCTTAAAAGTGATGTCAAAGAAATGCACGACTGTCTAGACAACACTCGTGATTTGCTAACAGATAAACTCAAAGAAATGAGTGAAGAGTCTACTAAACAGCACAACGAGCTAGCCGGAAAGATTAAAGAACTACAGACAATCAAAAGCAAGTTTACCATGTATGCTATGGTAGGTCTAGCATTTGCCGCTGGTACAGGTTGGATCAACGCAGTCAACCTTCCACATGTCCTAAAGTTCCTAGGTTTATAAAAACTCCACAAGATTTTTAACACGCTAAATACAGTATGCTTATTAAAGAGTTTACTGATATTGTACGCGAGTTCAGCATTGATAGTGCTGTCCAGTTTCACGACGAACTAAATCCCAAACTATTTGCCAATGATCAACTGATACCCGAAGTCAAAGAAGGCCTGCTTAAAATAGCCCAGCACTTTGAAGAGTTTATCGGTGTTGAACTAGATGTAGTTGACATCACTATCAGTGGCAGTAACGCGGCTTATAGTTATACTAGCCATAGTGACGTTGATCTACACATTGTAGTTCAAGTTCCTGATACTGAAGAATACAAGCAGTTACTTGATGCTAAGAAAAATGACTATAATGCTCGCCATGACATTACTGTTAGAGGCATTCCTGTAGAACTGTATGCACAAGACGTAGGACAAGATCATCACAGCGTGGGCATCTATAGTGTGTTAAATGACGAGTGGGTATCACAAGCAGAACGCACTGAAGTAGATATTGACAGTGAAGATGTACAGCGTAAATACACTAACTATAGAGATAGAGTTAAATTAATTTTAAAACAAGATGACTACGATATTGCCCAACACATGTGGGACGATATCAAGCGTATGCGTAAGGCAGGGTTGGAAAGTGCGGCTAGTGAGTTCAGCACAGAAAACCTAGTTTACAAAATGCTACGCAACAAGAAGTGGATTGAAAGACTACAGGACCATATGAACACAGTTGTAGATAAAGATTTAAGTATAGAGGGCAGACAATGAGATTACAAGACATGTTACAAGAAAGTGACCTAGTGGAGTTTATGGGGCCAGGTGGCGATCCGTCAACTGCCGCGTCAGCACCTCCAACAACTGCACCTGTGGCTGCACCTGCACCAGGCGGAGCAATGCCAGCTACATCCAATGATCCTGCTATACAAAGTGCCATGTTGGCACAACAACAAAAACAAAAGCAACAACAGCGTAAGGCTATTCAAGATCAAATCACTGCCATTACCAAACAGTTGAGCGATCTACGCAGACAACTAACACAAATACAATGAAACTAAACGAACTTGTTAGAAGCCTAGACACTTGGACTAGCCGTGAAGAACGTGCTATGCTAGAAGGTCTTAAAGGTTTGGTTTCTATGAAAACATTTGCAGAACACGAGCGTTTCATAATTGAAGGCTTGATCAGGAAAAGTCTTGTAATTAAAGTACAGGGCAACAATAATGAAACTTACATCTACCCAAATACCTAATATGGATTCGGAAAAGCTAGAAGCACAGATATACGACATGGCCGTAAGAAGCGGCATGTTTGTGCCTATCAATGCTAGATCTACCAAATACAAAAACTACATGATCGTCCGAGGACCTGATGACATGTGGAATGTGTTCCTAATGCCTAAAAAAATACTAGTAGCTACAACTTATCTAAAAGTATCAGCGTTTGCCATAGCAAAACTGCATGATAAGAAGGCAGTTACACGCATTGATGAGATTGAAAAAGAAGACAAGCGTTTTCAAAAAAACTATACAGATTCTGTATTTTACAAAAATACCATGAAAGTAGCCAAAGATTACGTTACTAAAGACACAGCACTTTGGCGCTGGGAACTAGTAACCGAACAGGTCAAAGATGCTAAGAGCCGAATAGACGGCATCTTCTATGCATCGCTGAGATAAATAAACTTAACAACACCATTTAGGAAGAACTAATATGCGAATCACAGAATTTCACCAAAAACCTACAGCAAAGGCTTTGAATGAAAGCGCGGCACAGATGTTTGGCCAGAAGCTAAACTTAGATAGCTTTACGCTAGAGCAAATGCTTGACGCTCGTAACAAGCTACGAACAAAGGTTAGCCAGTTTGAAAGTGCATCAAACTATGATGCAGTTATCAATAACGAAAACTTCACCAAGAACAAAATGTTCCTAGATGTACTAAATGTAGCCATTGAAGAACGTGAAGCAGCCGCTCCACAACTAACACAAATGGAATCAATGGTACTTGCTAAGGTAGCTGAAGGCGTATTAGCTTTTGAAGATCTTCCTCAAGAACTTCAAGAGAAAGCAGAGCTACGTGCCAAAATGGCAGGCTTAAAAGAAAGTATTATTAACGAAGGCGAAGAAGAAAAAGCCGAATTGATCATGGCCGCTCGCGACATGGTTGACCGCATCACAGGCTGGATGGAAGATACAGCAAACATGCAGGCCGAATCAATGTTAGAACTAGTAGACTCTATAAGAGACGAAATGGGCTCAGATTTAGCTATGGAATTTGAATCAATGGTTAAGCCATCTCTAGCTACAATCTATACAGCATTAGAATCAAGCAGACAACAACTAACGCAAAGCGTAGGCCTACTAACAGGTGAGAATGGTGGTGACATGATGGGTGCAGAACCTGACATGGGCGGCGAAGAAGATATGGCTAGTCCAGATGACGCGATGCCAGGTGAAGGTACAGGCGAAGAGCCAACAGACGAGTTTGCCGCTGACGCAACATCAGCAGGCGGCGAAGAAGCCGCAGGACGTATGACACGTGAAAGCGTAGAATACGGTCGTAAACTAGCAACTTTACTAGCACCAAAAAAAAAGTAACAGAAGACGTTAATCAACTTAATCTAGTATTAAAGCAACTTATCGGCAGGGCAGATCAAAAAGGTCGTCCTGCCGTTCTTACCTGGGATGAGATAAACGGCTATATGCAGAATGTGGGCGATGAAGAGTTCACATACGATTCATTCAAACAGGCCTATGATAGCGATCCATTAACACAAGGTCTAGTACAACGTTTTGATCAAAACGGTGTAGAACTAAAAACCAAAGTGTCTAATACTGACGTTGCTCCAAGCGATGCCAAATTAGATGGTTCGGGTGTCAAATCAATGGCCAAACACGCTTTGAACAAAGCCAGGGGTTGACACGCATAGTTCTAGATGTTATTATAATATATGACATTATTACAAGAACGATATACTTACTCCAAACTGACTAGAGACGAATCATCGGGCAAGCGTTTATATGCAACGCCCGATGGACACAAGGTTCCGTCAGTGACCACAATCCTAGACAAAACCAAACCAGCTGAAAGCCGTATTGCTCTTGCAAACTGGCGCAAGGCTGTAGGTGAGGCCAAAGCACAACAGATAACCACTGAAGCTGCCAATCGCGGTACTAGGATGCACACTTACTTAGAAAACTACATTAAGGGTGAAACTTTAAAAGAAACAGTGAGTAATCCCTACGCACAACAAAGTCTAGTAATGGCCAAAAAAGTCATTGCAGAAGGCATGTGTCACGTAGACGAAGTATGGGGCAGTGAAGTACCTCTTTACTTTCCCGAACTATATGCAGGCACTACAGACTGTGTGGGCATACATAAAGGTGATCAAAGTATCCTAGACTTTAAGCAGACAAATAAGCCTAAAAAACGCGAATACATTGATGACTACTTTATACAGCTAACAGCCTATGCTATGGCACATAATGAAGTACACGGAACTAACATTCGTAAAGGTGTTATTCTAATGTGTGTTAAACCAGAAGAAATCACGCCAGGAGTATGGGCAGAACCGCAGTATCAAGAGTTTATTTTAGAATCTAAAGATTTTGACTATTGGCAAGAACGCTGGTGCCAAAGAGTATCGGAGTACTATCGCCTGGCATAAATGTCATAAATACTCTATAATGGAGTGTTTACAATGGCTGTAGTCCAAATATCACGAGTACAAGTACGCAGAGGGCGTAAAAATGCAGGAACAAGTGTTCCTCAGCTGGCCAGCGGAGAAATAGGCTGGGCTATAGATAGTCAAGAGTTGTTTATCGGTAATGGCAGTATTCAAGAAGGTGCTCCTTACGTGGGTAACACTAAGATTCTTACTGAACATGACAACATTCTTGATCTAGCACTACAGTATGAATACAAGCGTACACTAGGCACTATTCAAACAGGGCCAACTGCCGGTACTCCAATTCAGCGCACATTCCAACAACGTCTTGATGATACAGTCAGCACTAGAAGTTTTGGTACAGTAGGAGATGGTTCTTACAATGTATCTACTGATGCTTATACATTCACTACAGATGATACTGCGGCACTACAACGAGCAATTGATCAATTGTATCTAAACGGTGTACCTGCAGGTGAACATGTTTCTGAATCAAATAGAATTGTTTTAAACATTGAGCCCGGAATCTATAAGATCAGTGCTAGTATCAAAGTCCCACCTTATGCAGTTCTTAAAGGTGCAGGCAAAGACAAAACAATCATTGTACAAACTGCTGATGCTCCTGTGTTCCAAACTGTTGGAAGTCCAACATTGGGTGTTGCAGGATATGTTTCACTGATCAACATGACCACTTCTAATCAGCCGCAGTTTATAGATGTCAGCGGTATGACACTAAGAACCACTACTTCGATGGCTCCTGTAATGATTTTAGATTCTACAGTAAACTCTAATTTCAGCAATATTAAGTTTCAAAGCTCATTTGACCTAATAGCAAGTACTAAACATGAATATGACTCGTGCGTACAATTACGTGCGACCAGCGGAGTAATCACTAGTAAAGATAATGTGTTTACTGAATGTGATTTTGTCAATGCCAGCTATGCTATCAACAGCACCTATGACATAGTATCAAATACTTTTGATAATTGTTTATTTTATAATCTAGGTGAAGGTGTATTATTTGGTCAAGCTACTGATCCCTACATACCTGGACAACAAGAAGGACCACGCAATAATTCATTTTTAAACTCACGTTTTGATCTAATCAATGAACACGGAATCAATATTATTGCAGGTAGAAATAATTTATCACAGGGTAACAAATATCTTAAAGTGGGCAACGACGGTGGTAACAGTTCTACTGCCGCGTATAGCGTAATAAACTTTGGACAAGGTAGTAATCTTAGTGATAATGACTATTTCCAACGTGCAGAAGAATTGACCAATAAAGCAGGATTCCAAGACTATCAATATATCAGCGAAGTTAGTGGTGTTGCCCACAGCAATCACAAGTATAATTTGCAAGTGGCTATCCAGGCTAGTGCAATTAACAGCACATTTGCTCGTTTACCAGGCAATGCAAGTTCAAGAATTAATTTGCACTATATCTATAGCAGTCAAAGTACTATGGTAGTACGTCATGGAACTTTATACATCACTGTTGACAAATTTAATAATGCTGTTAAATTGACTGATGAATATGATGTCACAGGTAATCCGGCAAGATTTGAAAGTTTATCATTTACTGCAACACTACAAGATCAACCAGTACCGCCTGCTATTGTTGGAGACGGCAATGCAGAAACTGTGTATGTAAAGTATACAAACTCCACTGGCATCGAATCTGGTTACATTAATTATTGGTACGAAATATTAAGTTAACTAATGTTTGATAAAAAGTTTGAAGATCGTCTCAGAGCATGGCACGACTTTAGAGTAACACTGTCTAACGACCCTAATCCAATACAGTCCACTATCGACTTTTGGAATCAAGCACCCGAAACTACTCGCAATATAGATCCTTATGATCTTGCCACCTGGCCCGATCCATGGCAAATGATTGAAGAAAATTCTTATTGTGAGTTTACTCGAACACTGGCCATTGTCTATACGTTGAAGTTAACTGATCGGTTTATGGATTGGCAACCAGTATTCAAAGTGGGCATTGACAAAAGTGAGTCAAGACTGTATTATATGTGTAATATCAATGATAGTGTGCTAGGTGTTGACTTAGAAAAAAGTGTGCATATTAACCAGGTTCCAAAAGGTATACATATACAAAAGATAATCGAGCTTCCGACAACACACTAAATATTCAACACTTTGCAAGAGAGACTAATGACAACAATAACAGTAACAAAAAGAAGTGGTTTAAAAGAGCCACTAACAATCGACAAATGGCAGACACAGATTGCAAAGGTTTGTAGCGGTATAGCTGACGTAAGTCAGAGTATGATCGAAATCAAAGCACAGCCACACTTTTACGACGGTATCACAACACAAGAAATTGACGAAATAACTCTACGTGCTATCGTGGACCTAATCGATGTAGAATCAAATCCCGACATTGGACACACCAACTATCAATATGTAGCAGGCAAGCAACGTCTTAGTATGCTACGCAAAGATGTATATGGCTCCTACGAGCCTCCCCACCTTTATGAAATAGTTAAGAAGAATGTCTCAACCGGGTTGTATACACAAGAATTACTAAACTGGTATACAGAAGAAGATTGGAATAAGATGAATGACATGCTGGATCATGAAAAAGATGAAGAGTATGGATACGCAAGCATCGAACAACTAATCGAAAAATACCTAGTGCGTAATCGCGCCACAAAGGAAATTTATGAAACCCCTCAAGTACGTTACATGGTCGCAGCCGCAACAGTCTTCCACAAAGAAGAACCTAACACAGCTCGTATGCGATTTATCAAAGAATATTACCAGGCAGCTAGCGACGGCTTATTCACTTTGGCTACTCCTGTTCTTGCTGGTCTGGGGACTCCTACCAAGCAGTTCAGCAGTTGCGTCCTCATCAGATCAGACGACGACCTAGATAGTATCTTTGCCTCTGGCGAGATGATGGCCAAGTATGCTAGTAAACGTGCCGGCATTGGTTTGGAGATAGGACGTCTACGTCCATTAGGTAGTCCCATTAGAGGTGGAGAAATCATGCACACCGGTATGATCCCATTCTTGAAAAAGTGGTTCGGTGATCTACGCTCATGTTCACAAGGAGGCATTCGTAATGCTAGTGCTACAGTATTTTATCCCATTTGGCACCATCAGTTTGATGACCTTATTGTGCTTAAAAACAATCAGGGTACAGAAGAAACACGGGTTAGACACATGGACTATGGTGTTGTGTTATCCGCCTTTTTCTGGAGACGATTTAAAAACAAAGAAGATATAACATTCTTTGATCCCAATGAAGTACCAGACTTGTATGAAGCATTCTACAAAAATACAGAACTATTTGAAGAGCTGTATGTAAAGTATGAAAAGCGTAAAGACCTACGCAAGAAAACCATGTCCGCAGAAGAAGTATTCAAGTCGGGCATACTGAAAGAGCGCACTGATACAGGGCGTATCTATCTAGTGTTCATTGACAACGTCATGAACCAGGGTCCGTTTGACCCAGAGTATCACACTATCTATCAGAGTAACCTATGCTGTGAAATCCTATTACCTACTAAATCTTTCAAGCGGCTTGATGATGCTGATGGCCGCATTGCTCTTTGCACACTCGGCTCGATCAACTGGGGAGCATTCCGTAATCCAGAAGACATGCGCCGTGCTTGCCGCATTTTACAGCGCAGTCTATGCAACATACTTGATTACCAGGATTTCCTAAGTATTCAAAGTAAACTAAGCAATGACGAAATACAGCCATTAGGTATTGGTGTTACTAATCTTGCCTATTGGCATGCCAAGCGTGGTTTCAAGTATGGTGAAAAAGACGCCCTACAAGATGTTAAGGCATGGATGGAACACCAAGCGTACTATTTGACAGAAGCCACAGTTGAACTGGCCAAAGAACGTGGCGCCTGCTTACACAGTGAAAAGACACGCTACGGACAAGGCATATTCCCCTGGGAGACACGTGCCAAAGGTTCAAATGAACTAGCAGACTTTACTCCTGAACTAGATTGGGAAACGCTACGTGGTAATATGAAGCAGTATGGTGTACGTAATGCTACACTAATGGCCATTGCTCCAGTTGAAAGCTCAAGTGTTGTTATAAACAGTACCAACGGCATAGAAATGCCTATGAGCTTGATTAGTGTTAAGGAATCAAAAGCAGGATCATTTGTACAAGTTGTTCCCGAGTATCATAAACTTAAGAGCAAGTATCAAATGATGTGGGATCAGAAAGACTGCGATGGCTATTTGAAAACTGCGGCTGTACTAGCGGCCTATGTTGATCAATCAATTAGCACAAACACATTTTACAATCCAGCACACTTTGCGGATCGTAAAGTGCCAACTACATTGATCGCTAAAAATCTAATGCAAGCCCATGCATGGGGATTGAAAACATTCTACTACAGTTTGATTAACAAGCAAGGTAGTAAGGCCAAAGAAGAACTTGTACAAAGTGTTGCACAGACTTATGTAGAAGTTGACTTTGACGAAGAAGACTGCGAGGCATGTAAACTATAATGCTAGAAACAATCTGTGACATAATGGTAGACGCTTATAAGCGTAATTGGATTACTAGTCGTGATGGCAATGTAAGTATTCGTCACCACGACCGTGATCACTTTTATATTACACCCAGCGGTGTACGTAAGCAGACACTACAACCTGATCAGTTTAAAAAGATTAAAATTTGGAGAACGATTAATAGTGGCGTAGGCACGGGTGCTTTTAATTATAATTATGAAGAATTAGAGTATACTGACATAAGCGCCAATTTAAAACCTAGTGGAGAGATTCCCCTACACTTTGGATTGCAAAAAGAAATGGGACAGCACAGTGGAGAAGTTCGTGTTGTAGTACACGTACATCCAACTTACTGTATTGCCGCTATGCATGCCGGTATTGACCTTAGTAAGATCAGCGATGCGTTTCCAGAACTAAATCGTTATACTAAGGTAGCACCTAACGTACCAGACGTACCCCCGATTAGTCAAGAGCTAGCTGACCAGTGTCATAAAAATTTGCGGTTAGATCGAGATGGTAACATTGCCTATGATATAGTAGGCATCAAAGGACACGGTGTAGTTGCTATTGATACAAGCCCGTGGCGTGCCTATGAGCACATAGAAAGATTAGAACACATTTGCAAGATAGTACTTGCTTCAGGAAAATATTAAAATGAGTAAACAACAATACAACTTACACATAAAGACAGACTATCTTAATCGCAAGATGTTCTTAGATCCAGCAGGACCTGTTACTATTCAACGCTTCGAAGAAGTTAAGTATAAAAAGATTGCAGACTTTGAGGCAACAGCACGTGGCTTCTTTTGGCAACCAGAAGAGATCAGTTTGACTAAAGACAGTAATGACTTTAAAGATGCTAGCGATGCAGTCAAGCACATCTTTACTAGTAATCTGTTACGTCAAACAGCATTAGATAGTTTACAAGGTCGTGGACCAAGCCAAATCTTCATGCCGGTGATCAGTTTACCTGAATTAGAAGCACTAGTCTACAACTGGACATTCTTTGAAACTAACATTCACTCAAAGAGTTATAGTCACATTATCCGCAATATCTATAACGTGCCTAAAGATGTGTTCAACACCATTCACGACACTAAAGAGATCGTAGACATGGCATCAAGCGTGGGCAACTATTACGATGCATTGCATCAAATAAACTGCCGTAAACAATTAGGTGAGGACATTCCGGAGAAAGAACATATCCGTGCTATCTACATGGCACTTCATGCAAGTTACGCATTAGAAGCGTTCCGCTTTATGGTATCATTCGCTACAAGTTTAGCCATGGTTGAGAACAAGATCTTTATTGGTAATGGTAACATTATTAGTTTGATTCTACAAGACGAATTGTTACACAAAGGATGGACTGCCTATTTGATCAATCAAGTGGTTAAGGAAGACACACGTTTTGCTGAAGCTAAACAAGAATGTGAAGCCGAAGTATATGCACTATATATGGATGTGATCCGAGAAGAAAAAGATTGGGCAAGTTATTTGTTTAAGAAAGGTCCAGTAATTGGATTAAACGCAAATATTCTACGTGACTTTGTAGACTACACGGCAGTAAGCGCCTTAAAAGAAATTGGCATCAAGTACCAAACTAGTGCTCCTAAGTCAACACCTATTCCTTGGTTTAACAAACACGTTGATACAAGCAAGAAACAAACGGCCCTACAAGAATCAGAATCAACAAACTATGTCATTGGTGTAATGAGCGAAACATTAGACTATGACGCACTACCAGCACTATAAGAGAAAATTATGATTACAGTATATTCAAAAAACAACTGTCCATTTTGTGACAGAGCAAAAGCACTATTAGAAAGCAAAAACATTCCATTCGAAGTAATCAAAATGGAAGATCAACCTGAAGCACGTGAGTTCCTTATGGAACAAGGCCTGCGTAGCGTACCACAAATTTTTAAAGATGGTACACTACTACCTGGCGGATATCAAGGGCTTGCAAGCAAAGATGAAGAATTTTTTAACACACTAAAGGGATAATATGTTAATTGACAAAGGCGTAAGTGAAGGCGAAGTAGTTACATTTAAATTAACCAGCGGAGAAGAGATCGTTGCTAAGTTAATAGAAAACGGAGCAGTTTATTATAAACTAAGTCGCCCAATGGTTATTGGTATGGGACAACAAGGTCCAGGTCTAATGCCTTACTTGTTTACAGTACACCCAGACAAAGAAGTCAAGTTAGCCAAAGCCACTGTTACTGTAGCAGAAGCTACTGATACTGTGTTTGCCAAGCAGTTCTTAGAACAAACTTCAGGCATAAAACTAGCATAAATATTGTTATTAGGAGAAAATAATGACAACTATTGTAACTCAAGGCGGACCAGGAACTTGGACTATTACCGACGATACTTCAGCCGCCATCGCGGCACAAACCTTAGTATTACAAACTAGTCTTGATGCTATTATTTTACAAATTGGAAGTCCAGAAGTCCCGGAAACTATGCTTGCAATTATGAGCGGAACACAAGGCACGTTGTCAATTATGTCAAACAAACTACAACAAATTGACGATAATTTAAAAAAAGTAAACATACAGCTTACTACCCTAAACGGAAAGTTGGAACAAAATAAAACTGGCCTGGCTGAAATATCAACTCACATGAGTCAACAGGCTACTATACAAAAAATGTCTTACTTAGATAATGCTAAACATATTGAATTCCAACAACAAACTACAAATAACAGTTTAAAAGATGCTGGCAAACCACCTACAGTAGTAACACCGGCTGCATTTGTAGCAAAAGTTGAAAGTAATTTAAAAGATCTAACAACAATAAATGCTCAAACATCAGTAGTAAGCACCATCACGGACTACTCTACATCAGCAGTTACTACAGCCTATACCAAGGCTCTTGACTGGGCGGCAAAAACTGAAATTGGTCAATGGATTACAACTACATACGCTGATTTAAAATTAAAAGTTACAGCACTGTTTAGTACTGAAATAATAAAAGAAACTGCTGACGGTGTTAAGCAAGCAGCCAACGACATTAAAAGCGGCAACGCTCCTACTCTCGGTCCTAAATAATAATGCCAAGCGTAGCTAGACAAGACGTTGATGTCGCAGGCAACGAAAAATTAGTCGAAGGAGCACAGTCAGTATTAGTCAACGATCATCCAATGGTATTGATTGGTTCAGCTAATGCATCTGGCGCCACTGTTGTTCGTGGATCGACTGTGATAGAAGCAGAGTATCGACAAATTGCTCGAGTTGGCGATTCAATGTCAGACGGTAGTAATATTACCACTGGCAGTCTAAATGTGTTTGCCTATAGCGGAGACTATTCACATGAAGCAGTACAACGCACACTAACCTTACCTGAAGTACGAGGTCTTGCCGCTAGCACAACTACAGCTAAAAGTGATAGTGCCGCGGCCGCAGTGGGACTATCAAACAAAGGTGATGTACCAGTCGAAGCATCAGTTGGGCTACCAACCGCACCCGCTACAACTCCACTAACAGACTGTGCCGAAGATAATCTAAGTCCCACAGATAAATTTTTAAAGCTAAGTCGAACACTCGATCAATTAGCTTATGAATCAAGTAGTGGACGTTGGAAAGAAACCGGTAGCAATCCTAAAATTATCAACTGCTTTAAGAGTGTAGGATTTAATATTAACAACGACACTACTACTCCTTGGTGTGCGGCATTCGCAGGCTGGGTATTAAAAATGTGTTGCCTACCTTCACTAAAAACTCTAAGTAGTACAGCCTATAAAGGCTACGGCACATCAGTTCCATTAGGTGACCCATCTAAATGGAGATTAAATGATGTTGTGGTATTTGTAAGACCGGGCGGCGGCCATATTGGATTTTTCAGAGGCTATAATCCCAAAACTGGTGCAGTTAAGATATTGGGCGGGAATCAAGCAGATAATTTAACCGAAGTAAATTTTGGAGGATCTTGGCCAAGTCAGATTGTTTACATTGGAAGAAGCTGGCAATTACCCACAGAATATAATGTGGCTGTTACTACTTCGGGCACAGGCGGCGCAAATATTAAGGTTGTATAGTTGACATCTAAAAATATAGACTGTATAATACACACATGAACATATATTTAGACATGGATGACGTAGTAGCTGATTGGCTAGTTTACGCACAAGACGCACTTAAAATGCGGTGGGATGACAAAAAAGGTGAGCGTATTCCTCAACAAGATTGGGATAGGCTAAAGGAAGACTTTCGTTTTTATAGTAAACTTCCAATTAAACCTGGAGCACACGAACTAGTTGATTTCTGCAAAGATGCAGTATCAAAAGGGCTAGCCGGCCGTGTTGCATTCTTAACAGCATTACCGCATGATTATAGTGGGCAGTATGCCAGTTGGGACAAGTGTTGGTGGGCCAACAGTCACTTCCCAGGTGTGCCTGTATTCTTTGGACCGTTCAGCCATGACAAATGGCGTCACTGCAAACCGGGTGATATCCTCATTGATGACAGAGCTAGTAACTGTAGTGAATGGATTTCCGCAGGTGGCAAAGCTCACATTTATCGTACATGGGAGGCGTGTAAGCCATGGTTGGAAGAAACACTTGGCGTCTCTGGGCAAAAAGCCTAGGTGAAAAATCAGGCACAACAGATGCCGAGGCAGATCGTATAGCAGTTATTAGAACTGTTATCGTTCTCTGCTACGTTATTACCAACTTGTTTATTATTGCAGGTGTGGTTCGACACTGGTAAATACTAATACGGAGACTTATTATGATTACAATTACAGAAAATGCAAACGCAGAAATTGAAAAACTACTAGTAGAAAATGAGGAACCATTTTTACGCATAGCGATTCAAGGCGGTGGTTGTAGCGGGTTCAGCTATGCCTTTGATTTTGATCAAACTAAAAATGAAGATGATTTTGAGTTTGGCAAGGTACTAGTAGACTCTATGAGCGCACAGTATCTACAGGGAGCCACGTTAGATTTTACTGAAGATCTAATGGGCACCAACTTTAGCATTGATAATCCAAACGCACAGACCAAGTGTGGATGTGGAAGTAGCTTCTCAGTATGACCATGCACTTTATCAAGTATCTTAAAGAAGATGCCGATGGCAGAGAACTAGTTCAGAGCAAACTAAAGTTTGACAAGACTGAACTAGAGCCTGTTATGAGTAAAGCTACTCTTGACTATCACTTTGACGGATTAGCCGCAAAGTATTTTGAAAGATACAATAAAGGCGAAGGTGATCCAAAGTTTAACTACGGTGGCGCGACATTGCATAATTTGTTTTTTGCCGGACTAACTCCTGCAAGAGCCGCTAATAAACCTACAGGAGATAGTGCCGAACTTATTGACGCTGTCTATGGTAGTTTTGACAAGTTTAAAGAAGCATTTGAAAAAGAATTTATGGCCGCACAAGGATCAAATTGGATTTACATGGATCCAGGCGGCAAGTTACATACAATACATAATCACGAATACACAAAGGGCATGAGTATTGCTCTATTGGTAGATGCATGGGAACATGCGTGGGCCCTAGACTATCAACAAAATAAAGTCAAGTATTTAGAAAATATTTGGCGCATAATCGACTGGTCAGTCGTAAATGACCGATTACAAGGAAAGTAAAATGGCATATAGCAATAAAGTAATAGACCACTATGAGAATCCTCGTAATGTGGGATCATTTGGTAAAGATGAAGAAGGTATCGGCACTGGTATGGTAGGAGCACCTGCTTGCGGTGACGTAATGAAATTACAAATAAAGGTAGATGAAGATGGTATTATTAGAGATGCTCGTTTCAAGACATATGGATGCGGTTCAGCGATCGCCTCTAGCTCACTCGTCACAGAATGGGTCAAAGGCATGCACATTGACCAGGCGTCAGCTCTTAAAAACAGCGACATCGCCGAAGAGTTGGCTCTTCCACCTGTTAAAATTCACTGCTCAATCCTTGCAGAAGACGCCATCAAAGCCGCAGTAGCAGACTACAAATCTAAACAAAATGATCACGTTAACTGATCAAGCGGCAGTAAAAGTACAACGCCAATTAGATCGCAGAGGCAAAGGCGTTGGACTCAGAGTTGGTGTAAGGACCACTGGATGTAGCGGATTGGCCTACATACTTGAGTATGTTGACCAAGTAAATCCAGAAGATCAATGTTTTGAATCAAAAGGTTGCAAATTATTCGTTGATCCAAAAAGTCTTGCCTATGTAGCAGGCTTAGAAGTAGATTGGGTCCGCAATGGACTCAACGAGGGTTTTGAATTTGCCAATCCAAACGAGCGTGATCGTTGCGGCTGTGGCGAATCATTTCGAGTCTAAACCAAAATAACTTGACAAGTTAGCAAGAAGACTATATAATAGTGCTTATGTGTTTAACTTTTGGAGAATGATTTTGAGTATGCATCTCGAAGGTCCGTGGCTCAGCACTACAGGCAAAAAGAAAGGCAAAAAGAAGTTTGCTTCAGCTGAAGCAAAACGAAAGGCAGAACAATTGGACGAAAGTTGGAAAGACCTGCTCAAAAGGCAAGGCATCGAGCTAGAGGAAAAGAAGCGTAAACGTGCAATGGCATCAACAGAGCTATTGAGTACCAAATACACGTTGGGCATTCCTCAAGGGCGTAATACTACTGCCCATATTAAGAGTTTAAACAGTGGTTTAGGTGTAGCAACACTAGCACCAGCCAAAGTTTATACTGGTACCAAAGTAAAAGGTATTGCAACCATGCATAAGAGCAATGCAGTGCCTGTTTTCTCAGACGAGGAAGCCGTTGATATCAGCAAAATGCGTAGATAACTCAGTGGGATTCTGAGCTAACTACTTAACCCGCCCAAGAATTATGAGTTTTTGGGAACAGGAAGTTTTATAGTTTTTTAACTTCCTATGTGCTATTGCTTTTGGCGCATTAACTAAAAGGAGAAACTTATGGAAAAATCCATACGTATGTTTGTATTAGGTTTGAGTTTGCTATTGACTGCAATGTTCGTGCAAACCGTGACACAAACCAAGTTGGCTAAGCTAGATCAAAGTGCCTTGTTCACTACTGGCGATGTCATTACTATTAAAGAGCGAGAGCGTCAGTTAGATTGCCTTGCTCGAAATATATACCATGAAGCCGGTTATGAGCCCTTCGAAGGTAAAGTAGCTGTAGCACAGGTCACAATGAACCGTGCCAGCGATTCAAGATTTCCAAATGATGTTTGCGGAGTTGTATTCCAAAAAAATATTATTATGGAAAGAGTAGTTTGTCAGTTTAGTTGGTATTGCGATAGCGCATCCAAAACCAAACCAATGAACGGACCAGCTTATAAAGAGAGCTATGAAGTAGCCAAAAAAGTTCTGCTAGAGGGATTTAGACTTGACATCCTAAAAGATGCCATGTACTATCATGCAGATTATGTTAACCCAAGATGGGGTAAGCCAAAAATTGGACAAATCGGGCACCACATCTTTTACAAGGACATTTAATAATGGAACAATTTTTGGAACGTTTTGACAAGTTTGTAACAGGAATGAAAACATTCTTTGCAGAAAAGTTTAGCCATATCAGTGCAGAAGCGATCGGTTGGGTAGCCGTGCTAGTTTTGCATTGTGCAACACTACCAACTTGGGTAGCTGTAATGAAAGGCCTAACTGATAAACTGCCAGGCGTAGATATCATTCTTATGGTTTGGACAGCTCTAGTATTACTGTTCATCAAAGCCATTTTGAACAAAGACATGCTCAATATCATTACTATTGGTTTGGGCTTTGCGCTACAGGCCACTTTAATGGCGCTGATCTTTATCAAATAAATTTGAATAGCCAAAAGCACTTGACACCTCCTTCGGGAGGTGTTATAATTTATACATAGCGAAAAATGCTATACTTTTAATACACACAGAAAGGCACTATTATGCAAGGCACATTTACTAAGGCACTTTTGGTAGCATCCGTAGTTGGATTAACTGCCTGCGGCTCGATGAAAGAAATCGAAGACCGAAAAACATTTGCACAACCTGGTTGGTATCAGGACTGTGCTCAAGCTGGAACTGAAGGTTGGTTCTGGTGGGAAAAAGAATATGCGTATGCTTGTGGCGCAGGCGAGTCAGCTTACCTACAGGCCGCTGAAGAACAGATGTATGCGATTGCTATGAATAACTTTGCCAAACGTATTAACGGCAAGGTAAACTCAGAAACTGAAATTGCTATTATTAACGATAAGAAGACAACCAAAACTATTATCAGTTACAAGGTTTCAGATACTGCTATTCGTAGACACCTACAACGTGATATGGGTCAGTTCACAATGGGCGGGAAGCATTACACTTTTGTACGTTTAAAGATCCAAAAGAATGACTTTGATCAATTGATTGCAGAAGCCAAAGGTAACTAATATGCATCCATATCGTGTTAAGGAGTACATGTGGTTACTCATTATTGCGATGTTCATTGCAATTGGGTTACTGTCAGGGTGCTCGAGTGTGCCACAGTCTACTAAGATTGGCAGTAATCAATACTGCTATACTAGTCAGACTGTGCAGACTGTAAACAAAGAATCAGTTACTAGTACTACTACAGTAAAATGTTCAGACGATCCGGTAGAACAATATGTACCGGCAAAGATGGGCATTGCTAAAGACTGTACTGAAAGCTATATTACAATGAATTTAGGTGGACAAACTGTTCGGGAGAAACTATATGTTTGTAAGAAACACAATGGCACGTTTACTGTTGTTGACTCTAATACTTTCCGCTAGTGCGGCTCATGCGGTTACAACAATTCCGTTGAGTGCAACTGCTGGTGTTAGAACTGACTATACAGAACCCAATAGCATCATCGCAGTATTTGGTAATATATACAAACAAGCCACTGGCACACTGTCTAGCGAAGACCAAAAACAACATATTAAAACTGTTATTTTTGCGGCAAGTAGTTTAGAAACCGGATCGGTAGCAGAATGGACTAATCCAGCTAATAGTACAGCAGGTCGTGTAAAAGTGGTAATGACTAAACCTGTACAAGGCGGATACTGCCGTATGCTGTTTACACAAGTTGAAAAAGACAATACAATAAGGGACTATACTGAATGGGCTTGCAAAACAATAGATAGTAAGTTTTGGACCTTCAGTGAGCGATAAATACTAGTTATGATATTTTCAATTTTACTAGCTCTCTCAGGATTAACATTAAGTGCTGTAGCAATCTATTATTCAGTAATAGGATTAACATCAATATTTGCGGCCGCATATTGGCCTATTGTTGTTATGGGTGCAACACTAGAAATATCTAAACTAGTCGCCGCAAGTTGGTTAAAAGCACACTGGACCCGTATCCCTAAACTGATGAAAGCCTACATGAGTATAGCTGTCATTGTGCTAATGATTATCACAAGCATGGGTATTTTTGGATTCCTATCAAAAGCCCACTTAGATCAAAATATTGTCAGTGGAGATGTCACTAGTAAGATTGCTATCTACGACGAAAAGATCAAAACAGAAAGAGAGAACATAGATGCTAATCGCAAAGCACTCAAACAGCTTGATGAGGCAGTGGACCAAGTTATGGGTCGAAGTCAGGACGAAAAGGGCGCAGAAAAAGCCGTTGCCATTCGAAGAGCCCAGCAGAAGGAACGTGGTCGCCTCGCTCAGGATATTACAGACGCTCAGAAAAGAATCGCAACACTTAACGAAGAACGTGCGCCAATTGCGGCTGAAGTCCGCAAAGTCGAAGCGGAAGTAGGCCCTATAAAATATATTGCCAAGTTAATCTATGGTGATAATCCAGATCAAAATATTTTAGAAAAAGCAGTCACATGGGTCATTATGATCATTGTGTTTGTTTTTGATCCGTTGGCTGTGCTAATGTTATTAGCAAGTCAAATGACATGGGCATGGCGCAAAGAAGAAAATGATGGACTACTGCATGATACAGTAGAACACCATTGGCTAGATGAGCAAGTTGACGATCTTAATAATTCTGCATTTGTAGAAACAGAGTCAGTTAATGATCCTGCATACGAACAAGATGATGGTCCTCTAACTGAAGATCAAATCGAACAAATAAAAGAATCTGCCAAACCAGAACCGTTCTATGGTACTCCTTCAGATTCTTGGCCATTCCCTGGTTTCCATACACCTCCTGCAGAAGATAAACCAAAAGAAGAACCTATTGAAACTGTAGACAGCACAATGCCTGTTGCTGACATTGATGCATGGAACAAGATGATTGAAGCCGCAGAAGCTGAAGTGGCCAAAGAAAAAGAATCTACACTACAGGAACGTTTGGCCACAGGCGAAACATACATAGACGGCGATGGTGCAGAAATTAGTCTAACTGAAGGTACTGAGTTTCCAACAAACCCAACCAAGGGTATGAAATTTACTCGAACAGACTTCAATCCGCCAAGGGACTGTATGTTTGACGGTGCTCAGTGGATTGACTATATCGAACCCGACGAATCTAAAAAAAAGACCTACATAGTCAAGGAAGACAATCAACAGGTCAAGAAGATAGTGGAATAAACTATGTTCAAAATAGTGAGCAAAGTGAACGCACACTTTGGCAACGTATCCAAGATAAAAAATTAAATGCAGAATAGCATCAAAATAATCACACCTCCTGATTTAATATTTGACCAAGCAGAATCAATTTTAATAGTATGTCCTAGTACAGAACTAAAAAAATCTCTAGAAGAATATTTGGTAAATCACGAAGATGCAGTTAATATCTATTTGTTCAATAACGAAACAAATATCAAGTGGTTATTAATTACAGCAAAAATGTCAGACATTATTATAATAGACATTGATAACTGTGACGAAAATGTTAGCCACTTTCTAGGCTACCTTTTGACTCTACCTAATACATATTATAAGTGTGAACACAAAAAAGTAGAATGGGAATTGATAAATCAAAATAGATTCTTTGATTTTCCAAATATATTAAAGGACTCAGATGAGAGACAATCAGTACAATAAGTTTACGGGCAATACCGTATTTGTTAAAGACGGTGAACCTGTTGAACGAGCATTGCGTAAGTTTAAAAAGAAAGTTCAAGACAGCGGACTATTGAATGATTTACGTGCTAAAGAGTTTTACGAAAAACCTACTACTAAACGTAAACGTAAAAAATCTGCCGCAAAGAATCGTTGGCAAAAAGAATTGGCAAAACAAGCTCTACCTAAGAAAATGTATTAATATGAATCATCAAGAAAAAGAAGTACTAGACATCCTCCAAGAGGAATGTGCAGAAGTTATCCAGGCAGTTAGCAAGATCAGCCGTTTCGGCATTGATAACTATAAGCCAGGAAAACCAAAGACTAACAGACAGCACTTAGAAGAAGAACTAGGTGATGTAATGGCAATGATCGATATCCTACAACGTATGGATATTGTAAGCTGGACAAATATTGAAGCCGCACAAATAGCCAAAATTGAAAAGCTAAAATTGTGGTCCAATATTGAAAATCTCGAGACACACTGAGATAAATAAATTTGTAGAATGCCGTAAGGGTTTTACAAAACGGGCATGGTGCCCAACTATTCTTGCTTAATTTAAGGAGACTATTATGAGCAAAGTCATCGGTATCGATTTAGGTACAACAAATTCATGCGTATCCATTATTGAAAATGGAGTTTCAAAAGTAATCGAAAATAGCGAAGGCGCACGTACTACACCAAGTATTGTTGCATACGCTAATAACGAAATCCTAGTAGGCGCAAGCGCAAAGCGTCAAGCAGTAACAAACCCAAAAAACACAATCTATGCGGCAAAGCGTTTGATCGGACGTAAGTTCGAAGAACAGGCTGTGCAAAAAGACATTGACTTGATGCCTTATTCTATTGTCAAAGCAGACAATGGTGATGCATGGGTTGAAGTTAATGGCGACAAACTAGCACCTCCACAAATTAGTGCAGAAGTGTTACGTAAAATGAAAAAGACAGCGGAGGATTATCTTGGTACAACAGTTACACAAGCGGTTATCACAGTTCCTGCGTACTTTAACGACAGCCAAAGACAGGCAACTAAAGACGCTGGTAAAATCGCCGGCTTGGAAGTACTCCGTATTATTAACGAGCCTACTGCGGCAGCTCTTGCTTATGGCGTTGATAAAGCTGATAAAAGAGATAGGAAAGTTGCTGTTTACGACCTTGGTGGTGGTACATTCGACGTATCAATCATTGAAATTGCGAATGTCGAAGGCGATAAGCAAATCGAAGTACTAAGCACTAACGGAGATACATTCCTAGGTGGTGAAGATTTTGACCAACGCATCATGGACTATCTAGTTGACGAGTTCAAGAAAGAAAGCGGAGTTGATCTAAAGAACGATATCCTTTCCCTACAGCGTTTGAAAGAAGCCGCTGAAAAGGCCAAGATTGAATTGTCAAGTTCTGCAAGTACAAGCGTTAACTTGCCATACATCACAGCAGACGCAAGTGGTCCTAAGCACATGAACATTACTATTAGCCGTAGCAAGTTAGAACAACTTGTTGACGAACTAATCACTCGTTCAATCGAGCCATGTAAGACTGCTATGAAAGACGCAGGCGTTACAGCCGCTGACATCGACGAAGTTATCCTTGTTGGTGGTATGACTCGTATGCCAAAGGTACAGGAAACTGTAGAGAAGTTGTTTGGCAAGGCACCACGTAAGGATGTTAACCCAGACGAAGCAGTTGCGGCGGGTGCGGCTATCCAAGGTGCTGTTCTAGCAGGTGATCGTAATGACGTTCTATTGCTTGACGTCACACCACTATCATTGGGTATTGAAACAATGGGCGGTGTAATGACTAAGTTGATTCAAAAGAATACAACTATCCCAACTAAGCACTCACAAGTGTTCTCAACAGCAGAAGACAATCAGCCTGCGGTAACAATCAAAGTATTCCAAGGTGAACGTGAACTAGCACAGTACAACAAGGCTCTGGGCGAGTTTAACCTAGAAGGTATTCCTCCGGCACGTCGTGGTATGCCACAAATTGAAGTTACACTAGACATCGATGCTAACGGTATCTTGAATGTAAGTGCCAAGGATAAGAACACTGGCAAAGAAAACAAGATCACTATCAAGGCAAACTCAGGTCTAAGCGATGCAGAGATACAACAAATGATCCGTGACGCAGAAGCCAATGCTGAAGAAGATAAAAAGACAGTAGAACTAGTAACTGCACGTAACACCGCAGAAGCACAAGTACACTCAATCCGTAAGGATCTAGAAGAAGTAAAAGACAAGTTAACAGCTGAACAGGTAACCAAGATTGAGGAAGCCGCTACAGCAGTTGACGAAGCAATCAAAGGCACAGACAAAGAAGCTATGACGCAGAAGGTCAGTGACTTGTATGCCGCGGCACAGCCTTTAATGGAAGCCAAAGCACAACCTCAGCCGCAAACAGGTGAACCAGAAACTGTTAACGCTGAGTTTACAGAAACTGTCTAATAGACAGTAATATGTAGGGCGCTCGGGTGAGGCCCTACAGTCATTCTTGCTTAACTAAGGAGAAAACAAATGACACAACTAAGAACTATGGACGCGGCCGCTCTTGCCCATCTAAGTAGAGCACTAATCGGTTTTGATCGCATTTTTAATGAAGTTGAAAATCGAACACAAACCAACAACTATCCTCCATTTAATATCATCAAACGCAGTGATAGTCTTTTTGAGATAGAACTTGCTGTTGCAGGTTTTAACAAAGAAGAGCTTACTGTAGAGATTGATCAGGATCAGTTGATCATTCGTGGCCAAAAAGCCTATTCAGAAGCTGAACCAGAATACCTACATCGTGGGTTAGCGGCTCGCGACTTTGAAAGAACATGGACGCTAGCTGATCATATGGAAGTGGACGAAGTGGAGTTGACTAACGGTATATTAAGTGTTAAAATAACACGTATGATACCTGAAGCACTTAAACCACGTTTGATTGCCATTAAGGGTTAATCGTTAACCGGGGAGGAGTAACATCCTCCCTACTAAATATTCAATAAGAGGAACGAAAAATGGCGCATACAGATCTTGATGTAAAAATTGACGAAAAAGTCAAAACCGTAATAACTGAACCTAAGCGTTACAAAGTTATTTTTCTAAATGATGACAAAACCCCAATTGAGTTTGTCATTGAATTACTGATGACTGTGTTTAGGCACACTGACGAAACTGCCAAAGATATTACACTCAAAGTACATAACGAAGGCTCTGCGGTTGTAGGAATTTACAGTTTCGAAATAGCAGAACAAAAAGGTGTCGAAGCTACACATCTAGCCAGACAAGCTGGCTTTCCACTTCAAATAAAGATTGATCCAGAATGAGCCTAAAAGAACTAACGCACGAAGCACATCGTAATGCTGAAACACAACCTTTTGTTAAGGTTTTATTCTCAGGTAAAATTAGTCCTAAGTTATATGCAACATACTTGAAGAATCAACACCCCTGTTATGAGATTCTTGAAGTGTGTGCTATGCCTCATGGATTATTGAATGATTATCCAGAAGTTCGTAGAGCACCACTGATATTATCAGACTTCCAAGAACTGTGGAATGAAGAAGATAGTACTCCGCCAATCTGCGAAGCTACTAATAGATACATCAAATACATTCTTAGTATTAAAGACGATCCTAAGAAACTTCTTGCACATTTGTATGTTAGACACTTTGGAGACTTATCTGGTGGACAAATGATTGCTAAACGTGTTCCCGGACAAGGCCGCATGTACCAGTTTGGTGATGATCCAGAAACTATTAAAAATATCCTACGTGCTAAACTAGACGACAGCCTAGCAGAAGAAGCAAAAGTATGTTTTCAATATGCCGCTGACTTATTTGCAGATATGATGCAGTTTGTGGAGCCGGCTAATGAGCAGTAACGTATGGGATACGCTAATTAAAATTCAAGAATATCTTGAGTCAAAATTTTACGCAACAGGCAGTATTATACACGAACCAGGAATGGATCGTTTTAATCAGCCTGGATGGGTAAACAAAGTATGGATGAGCAGTCGTTATCGTCGTGCTCACATTGACGTAGTAGATGCCCGTGAAACAAAAGGACTATGGATGATGCATTGTTGCATCTTCCCACATACTCATAACCCTGCTCCTATTTTTGGGTTTGATGTTATAGCTGGCAAAAATAAGATCACTGGCTGTTTTATTGACTACAGTCCTGCTGGTGACAAAGAACATCCTATGATCGAATACTTTGGGGAAGAAGTAGGTCGTTATGAGTGGAATAAAAAGCGTAAACTTCCTGAGTGGGCAGAGCGTATTTTTAGTGAGCATATGGTTGCCGCAGGTAATGTCAGTGACGAAAACGAATTAAAACAACTCACAAGTCTAGCACACATTCTAATTAATCATTATCTAGAGTGTGTAGATGAGACTAACAAAACAGCCAATGATACTTCAGAATCGCAGAATTATTACTGCGAAAATCAGAAACAAAATCCGCATACACCTAAAGTTATGGTTAGTTTAGGGCTAAGTGAGGATGATGTACAGGTGTTTATACACGATTGTTTGTTCCCTGAAATCCGCTAAATACTCAATAACGGATTTATTATGAGAGCAAAAGAATTTATAGTCGAAGGCAGTGGATTAAAAGCAGCCAAATCAGGCGAAGTCTACGCCGATGATCAAGGGACTGAATTTAAATTCCAAAGTTGGAATTGGCAGTTTCCTGCTGATGCACAAATATATACAACTCCCATAGAGCTAGAACAAGGGGTGTTAGATGCAGTCAACGGCGATCAGAATAAAATAGTCTGGGCAAACAGCCCTAAAGGCAATAAAAGTTTTGCCTATGCAATATTTGCCTCAGATAGTGGCGAAGAAAAATGGATTGGCAAGTTTTATAGAGCAAAAAATCCTAACAATACTATTGCTGACTGGGAAGTTAAACAATTTCTAGGACTGAGCGCAGGCGGAAAAGATAAAAAATCAAGCTCTGCTATCAAATCAGAATCAGCATTAAAGCCAGGTCAGTTAGGATTAGCTGACAACCGTTCTCGTACTACAGGGTCAGTTATTAAATTAGTAAGCAGTCACGCACACGGGCCAATGTTAGTTGATGCACTAAATCAAGCAGCCTCTGGCGATAATATTGTTTTTGTAGGTGGTGCTAGTATGGTGTCTGCTTTGCAAGACGATTTCTGCGAAACTCTTGCACCTGTAGCAATGATAGCAGGGCATCAACAAGTAGTCGGACAATTACAACAAGCAATTGTAGACGTATTTAAAGGTGGTGATTTAGGTGGTGCATCCATTAGTTTTCCGGTAGAACAAAATAGTCCGCTAATTGACAGCTATATTATTAAGGATGGAATTTCTTTAGGTGTTAGCTCCAAGGGTAAACAAGGGGCAAAAGCAACCATTACTAATATATGGAAAGCCAAAGAAGAAGCCGCACAAAATACAACTGGTCAAGCATATATTAAAAAGTTTCCCGAAGCAGTTTATATTCTTGACACTTGTAAAGTCGAAGTAGGTCTTAAACAACCGCTTATACTGGCAACACGATACAAATTAATTAGTGAGGAAGAAGCTGCCGCAATGGAGGAAGTTATCATATCTCCAAGGGATCCAAAATATAAATTATCTGGCGATCCAAGCATAAACCCTAATGCAGTTAATAAAAGAGTAACTCCTGAAGATGCTAAAAAAGTACCTCCTGTACTTAGAAGACTATTCAATATGGGCGGTTATAAATCTGGTAGTTATGTAAGTTTCTTATGTTTAGCTAGAATTGCACACCTTGTTGCTGAACATATTAACACGGATCCAAAAATTGACTTTGGTGAAGCGATCCGTAGTTTCTTAAATAGTTCAGCTATGGTACAAGCCAAGAGTATTGTTAGTGCCAAAGGGAGTGATGCTATGCTTAAAAGTATTAATGTTGTATATCCGCCTAACTTCCAAGAAAAGGCTCGAATTGAATCTAATGGTTATAGCGGTACCCAAGTTAAAGGAAAATTTAGTTTTAGCTTACCGTCAACTTAAAAATGTATACTTACTAATTAATAAAAAGACACTTAGGTGTCTTTTTTTATGTGCTAATGTTATATTTGTTTACTCTAGATTAAATACTATTACGGAGTACCGGGAGCGAATTAAATGAAAAAAATATTATCAACAGTGGGATTCTTGTTGGCCGTGACAGCCACCGCAGCCCCATTGGGGGATTATCAGTTTAAAAGTCCATCATTTAATGGTGTTGGTTACAGTAGTCATGTTTTAACTATTGAAAATCAAGAGGCAACTAGACAAAAAGCAAGAGATGACAAAATACAATCAGCACTAGATAAAGCAGCCGCAGATGCAAAGAACACAAACTTAGCTAAGTTTTTAAACAACTTAGAATCGCGTATCTATGCACAGATTAGTCAGAACGTAGCAACAGCTATGTTTGCCAATAACAGTTGTAATGTATCTACAGATTCCAACTGTTCTGGAGCAATATCATTCCAAGGTAGCAATATTGCTTGGTCAAGAGTTAATGATGCTACCAACTGCGTTGGGTCTTCAAACGGAACTTGTATTGTTTTGAGAGTCTCGGACCCAACAGTTAAAGATCCAAAGAACGCATTATGTAGTGACCCGGGAATGAGTTGTATATACGTTCCATTAGAATCATTTAACATGCCAGGGAACTAATAATGAAAAAAGTATTACTATCCCTATCAGTAGTAGCAATGTTAAGCGGATGTGCTGTGATACAAAGCACCGGGTTGTCTGAAGCTGATCCTACAGTAACAACACAGCGTGATAATGTAAAAAAAGAATTTGATACATTACCAGCGCCTGCAACAGGTCGTCCAGTTAGTGTGGCAGTTTATAGTTTTGCAGATAAAACAGGCCAAAGACGTCCACAGGCTAACGTGGCCAGTTTGAGTTCAGCAGTAACACAGGGTGCTGAAACATTCCTGATACAGGCATTACAAGGTGTTGGACAAGGACATTGGTTTGAAGTTGTTGAGCGTGTGGGTATCGATAACTTGACTAAAGAACGCTTAATCATTCGTCAAATGCGTGAAGCATACGAAGGAAACAATGCTAAACCTCTAATGCCCATGCAGTTTGCTGGCATGATCATCGAAGGTGGTATTGTAGGCTACGATACTACTGTTAACAGTGGTGGCGCTGGTATGCGTATTTTTGGTATTGGCAAACAAACACAATGGAGCCAAGATACTGTAACTGTTAGTGTTAGAGCAGTTAGTGTAAACACAGGTAAAGTTCTAGCAGTAGTAACAGTACAAAAGACTATTTTATCAACAGCAGATTCAGCAACAGCATTAAAGTTCTTTGATGCTGGCACACAGGCATTTGAAGCAGAAGCAGGTTTAACTATTAACGAACCGGGTACTTATGCAGTTAAGGCAGCGATTGAAATGGCAGTAGTAGAGCTAATCAAAGAAGGGCAACGTAAATCTATTTGGGATTTTAAACCAACTCCGCCTATTCCGGTTGTTGACATGTCAATCCCAACAAAACCTATTGTACAACCTATAGTGATATCGTCAGAAATAAGAAAACCTGAGGAGAAAAAAGATGAGTTGGTTCAAACGCAAACCCCCAAAACACCCGCCCCTGCAGAAGACACACCCGCAGTCGCACCACAGCAGTCCGATGGCGGAAAAGTACCTGCAGGAGTCGAAGGAAAAAGTGAAACCCCTAAAGAAGAAAAACTAGTAGTAACAGAAATGCAAACAGGTTTAAAACCAAATGAAAATAAAATGGCACAAGATGCTTCTAAAGCATTGTATGACAAAGTAAAACTAAAAGAAAATGCATTTTTATATTCTGAACCAAAAGATACTAGCATTAAAAAGTGGTGGTATTCTAAAGGAACAGAACTAAGTCTTAGACAACCGGGAACAGATGGTTGGTGGAGAGCAATAGTAACAGATGGTACTGATCGAGGCGGTTGGATACAATCTGAAAAGTTAGAAAAATAAGTGGTGTTGTTTTTTTAACAGTGTAAATTTTTTAACACCTAGAGGTAACGATATTTTAACAGCGGCATATAATTTCTGAAAGGGCCGGCTTAAATATTTTAAAGGGAATAACAAATCCCAAAGGAGCGTACTATGTTAAACTATCATAGTATGATGAAGAAGATGAAGAAAAGAATGACAGGCGTTGGTGGGTTGTCGAGAAAATTACTCACCGTAATGTTATTGAGTGCCTCAGCCATAAGTTGGGCCGCAGACAATAGCGTATACATCGACCAAGCGGGCGATAACAGTACTATCACAGTAACACAAGATGGAGCAGGTAACAAGGTTAATGGTATCCTAAACAACGGACAGCCAAGCACTAACCCACAAGACCCTGCTAAACTTGTAGGCAGTATCCAAACAGTTACTATTGATCAAGCTGGCCCAAACAACAAGCTATCAATAGGTTTAAACACTACAGTTGGAACTAATGGTAAAGGTATTGATGTTAACTACAAAGTTGATGTAGGCGGAAATATAGCATATATCAACAGCAATAATAACGGCATTGGTGTTAGTTCTAGTAACTTGATTGATATTATTCAATTAGGTGGCAATGCAGTTACCAATGTGAATATGTTAGGAAACACTAATAGTTTAACAGTTAGATCTAGTGGTGGCGGCGGTAACAAAATTGATGCTACTATAGAAGCAAACAATGTTGTTGCTGTCGTAAATCAAACACTAGGTGGTGGTAACGAAACTACTCTTAATCTAACAGGTGATAAGGGATATGTAAATGTTACCAGCACTGGTGCAACTAACTTGACTAATGTAACTCAAAGCGGCGGATCAACTAATGGCAGTAGTGTTAACATTGTATTAGACGGACAAGGGAATCAAACTACTGTTAGTCAAAGCGGTGTTAATGATAACACAGTTGATTACAAAGTATTTGGATCAAATAACATTGCTAGTATTACACAAAGCGGCGGTCTAACTATTGGACAGTATGCCAAAGCTGATATTGCTGGATCTAATAACGATATTGGTATAACACAGCAAGGCAGTGTAGACAACGCGGCCAATATTAAAATAACCGGAAGTTACAACACATACAGAATCTTACAGAAGAACTAATATGTTTGAAAGCGAACTACAAAGGATGTACCAACAATGGATGCAAGGCAACGAAAACTACATCCGTGATTGGGCAACCTTTGTAGAGCAAGCCGCTAGATGGCAAAACACTACCGGCGATGTTATCATGAGAGAGTTACAAAAATATACTTGGTTCGAATGGGGGGACAGATGAAAATATGGACAGCCGCACTATGCTTACTGTTGCTAGGTACCTCGCCGAGTCACGCCGTAATAGGCAAGGTAACAGAACAGATCAACACCCCTCCCAGCATACAGAGGGACAAACAAACACTAACGGGCTCCAAGGGCACGGGAGTGGAAATGAACGATGCGATCAAGACACAACAAGGCAAGGTAGGGATAACATTTGAGGATGATACTCGTGTGCAGGTTAACGAGAACTCAAAGCTAGTCATTGACGATTTTGTTTACGATCCTAAATCAAAAGCTGGCAAGCTGGGTGCTAAGATTGCGCTTGGTACTGTTCGATATGCCTCAGGACAGATTGCTAAGAATAGCCCGCAGAATGTTGCTCTTAATACGCCTACTGCTACAATCAGCGTTCGTGGTACTGACTTTACAGCTAGTGTGGACGAATTGGGGCAAAGTACTGTAATTTTATTACCTAGTTGTCCCGATGATCGCAACAAGAGCAGAACCAAAAACGATATAGAAAAAAACTGTAAGGTCGGAGAAATATCAGTTGAAACAGATGCTGGTATTGTGATCCTTAATCAAGCCTTCCAAGCTACGCAAGTGAACAGTCGTAGCATGCCTCCAACAAAGCCAGTGATACTAAACTTGTCAGAAGATGCTATTGGCAATATGCTGTTGTTAAGTCCTCCTAAAGAACTTAAAGAATCAGGCAAGGGTGAGAAGATGGGAAGTAAGAGTTTCCTCGATGTTGACTTCTTGAAAGAAAAAGGTTTAGAAAATGCGCTTGAAGCACAGTTGGCCAACATGTATGTTGATCGTTTGGCACAAAACTTTTTAGATAATCAGTTTCTTGCTAATATATTTGATATGATTGGCAACGGCTTAAATGAAAACTTGCTAGCAGAAGTAGACAGCGTGTTACCCGACTATAAAAAATCCAGCGGTATTATTGCTGTTAAAGATGATATATCAGTCAGCTTATGCAGAGATAACGGCAGTGATCAACAATGCATAACAACGCCACTAACACAAAACAGTTTAATCTACCAAACACAGGGAAGTTTAGAGTTTAAGAATCGTGTTAATCAGGGCGGTAATACAATCATTACTATTGTACAAAAATGATAAGAATGAATTCAACCCAAGCAATAGTTGAAGCCGCTCGACGCAGACAACAACTAAAAGAACAACAAGAGCGAAGTAGATTCCATAAGGGGTTATTAATGCTTGTTTCATTTTGGTTATTTTTATTTTTACCAATGATATTATTTTCAGGTAAGGCTCGCGCCACTGGGCTAGCAGATTTGAAGTTTGGTCAGTATCAAGTAGCTGACAGCCAATGGAATACTGGCGCTTGCTTATACACATCAACTTGCGAAATATACAGTAAGAATCCTGGAACAGCATACAAAGTACCTTGGTGGAGTGGGCAAGTAAACTGGGCCGCCGGAGACTATATTGCTTTCACTGCTACAGGCAATGCAACAAATCCGTGGAACGCTATTCAGTATACCGCTAACGGTACAATGAAAGATACTATAGGAACAGGACACATTATCAATATGGGTCCAAATTATTTTTTCTTTGTTGGAAATGATAACGACACAGGTCAGCTGTTTAGTATGACTAAGGGCTTCTCTGATTCAAGTGGGGTTACTTGGACGGGTACATTAAATCCGTCAACTCAACAGGTTAATGATTATGCAGCCAATGGTAGTACAACACCACTAGCAGCCGGACAATCGGCTAGTGCAGGACCGCCACCTCCACCTCCTCCACCACCTTTTGACGGAACTATCACTCAATCTAATGCTCCAAGTAATCAAGTTATCGGCACTGGATCATCTTATATTGCACCTTCAGATGCTAGCAGTAAACAAGATAGAGTAAACACTTGGAAAAATAGTACACAACCATACAACAATATGTTATACATTGATCAAGTGGGGCAGGGCCATACAGTGAATGTAACACAATCTGGGACTAAGAATAAAATAGACATGACTATTAACGGTAACGGCGATAATATCACTGATACACAAACTGGGTCTAACTACTTAAAGATAGATGTACCAGGTTGGGGCAATGTTATAACAACTACACAGACTAGTAATACTGGCTCTAACTATGCCGAAACAAAAATACAAAGTAATGGAAATACTGTTAATCATACGCAGACTGGCAATCAAGTTTTGTTTAGTAAAATAAATGGAGACATTAATACTCTTAATACTTCGCAAACTGGCACAGGCAATCATGTAGCAGATGTTACTCTTACAGGCAGCGGAAATAATGCTACAATTGGTCAAACTGGTAACGTTGGAAATAAAGCCAATATTGATTTAACCAATGCCGGTGGTCCTGCCATACTAGATATACAACAAAGTGGTGGCAAATCATTTACCATTATACAAGGCTGTGCAAATCCAGCAGGATGCAATACTGTAGTACGACAGTGATAAATATTAGTCAGGAGGACACAACCATGAAGCAGAAAAAGTTAATAACTAAACTGTACAGGGCTTGCGTCGACCACGATGCCGAGAAACAGTTTGAACTTCGCAAGAAGGAATTCGCCAAAATCTTGAAACACAAGGCCGAAGGCAAACCATTCACACACAAATGGACTGTAGTACAAGTGTAACGTTCTTGTAATATCAGCAACACAATACTGCGATAAATAATGGTATGACGCCAAAAACTTATCGCAGTATTTTTATTTCTGACGTACACTTGGGTACTAGAGATTGTCAAGCAGACAAGCTCAACAACTTCCTCAAACACAATACCTGCGACACACTATATCTTGTAGGAGATATCATTGATGCGTGGAAAATCCAACAAAACAAATGGCGCTGGAAACAAAGCCACACCAACGTTGTCCGTAGAGTTCTGGGTCACGCTAAACGTGGCACTAGGGTTGTATACGTGGCTGGAAATCATGACGAATTCCTGCGTCCGATGATACCATATGGTTTCAGCTTTGGATCAATCGAAATTCAAAATCAAACAGAACACATTGGCGCAGACGGCAAACACTATCTGGTTACACACGGAGACTTGTTTGATGGCATCACTCGTCTTGCCCCATGGCTTGCTTTCTTAGGTGATAAGTTATATGATTTAGTATTAGATTGGAATAGCCGTTTTAATTGGATACGCCATAAACTAGGCTTTGGTTATTGGAGCCTAAGTAAATATCTCAAGCATAAAGTTAAGAAGGCCAGCGACTTTATGTTTCAGTTCGAACGTAATCTAGCGGCATATTGTAAAAAACGCGGCTTCGATGGTGTAATATGTGGACATATACACCACGCTGAAATTAAAGAGATTGACGGTGTCATTTATATGAATGATGGAGACTGGGTTGAAAGCTGTACCGCCCTAGTTGAACATCACGATGGTCAATGGGAAATTGTTACATGGACAAGAGAGAATGACAAAAACAATATTAATAATAACTGATAATCTCAAGGATCAAATAAACGGTGTTGTTACGACCTACAAAAATATTGAGATTTGTGCTGTTCGTGACGGTTATAACATTGTGGTGTTGGATCCCGGGTGGTTCAGCTACATTGATTGCCCTGGCTAC